GGCCATAATCATGTTGTTTATGTAAGAACAATTCATATTGTTCTACTTGTAAACGGCGAAATTCCTTGGTCATCTCTGGCCATTCCTTTTCCATCAACTCCACAATCGTTCCTGGTGAATCAACACCTGTTGGTGTATCTTTTATAGTTTTCATTAAACTACCTCGTCTATTACACCATATTCTAAGCAATCATCTGCTGTTAAATAAGTGTCTTGTTTAGTAACACCTTCCCAAAATTCAGAAGTCTTTTTTGTTACTTCTCCAAGTATATTACATACTGATTTTTGTAATAATTTTAAATGGTCGGCTCCTTTTAATACATCTGATGTTTTACCAACTTCGAACGCGGAACCTTCGTGAATCATAACAGAAGAATTCTTACTCATAGTTCTTTTACCAGTTCCGCATGCTAACATAACTGCGGCGGCGGACATAGACGCTCCGAGACAATGTGTGTTAACTTTAACAGGTAAATTTCTAATATAATCTATCATTCCTAGCATAGAATATACATCACCACCATAAGAACTGATAATCATACTAACTTCTTTTCCTGGATTGTGTCTTAATAAACTATCAGTTTTGGTAACAATGGTATATAAATTATCCATGTCGAAATCATACGCCATATATACTGTATTAGTATCTGTATTTATACCCCATTCCAATTCCTTCATTAACTTAGCATGTTCCCACTTTTTCTTTTCTAACGCTTTTTGTACCCCATCCATACCAACTCCTTATTCTACATTAAATGGTAATTCTTTCCAACGAATTGGTTCTATACCATGTTTAGTTAAAACTTCTCTAATTTCAAGAACCCCTTGTGCAGACAATAATAATGTATCTACATAATCGTCGGCGTCTCTTGTTGAACATTCATAATGTTTTGCAATAACTTCTTTAAACCACTTTGGTAAATTCATATCGGTTTTCCTTTTTATGTATTTTAAATATTTTTTGCCTTTGGGAAGAACACTTGAATATATTTTATAGTGTTCTTTTGGTGACAACTCACTCCAATGTTTTTGTATTTCATTTACAAAATCAACCCACTCCATTTTCATTGATAAGAAACGATTAAGCATATAAGGGTTATATGTTTTCTTATCTTCAAACGATAGTTTATCCCAATAATCAGGACTTTGAACCGCTGTTATTTGATTCAAATGGTCGAATAGTCCTTTCTTCTTTATTTTGGTTATTTTGGAAGACTTTTTCATATCTCTTTTCCCACTCATCTAATGTAATACCCATTCTTGGTGTATCACCTTTACCTGCCGAAGATTTCCTATGAAATATAGATGGAGTTTCAATTTTTGGTGTAACACTTTTACTCGTTTTCTTTGACATTTAATCCACTACCTTCTAAAAGTTGTGATGGTACTTCACCACAATTACCACAACTATAAACTTGTACTGGAACGAGTCCCGCTTGACCAGATGGCGAAACTATTGCTGAAATTTTCTTTATAACATATGAAACTATAAATAAATAGTTATCACAACTATCGCATTTCATAGTTTCTTGGTCAGCTAAATCAACTTGTGGTTTTGTTAATGGTTTTTGTGCTTTCATATTCATTAGTATCTCCGTACTTTTTCGCGACGATTTGATTTTTTATACACAGTCATTATATGATTTCTTCGACCTGGTTTTAAACGTCTATCCCCAGTAATCCACTTGGTAAATTTTTTAATTATATTCATTTTATAACTTCAACTTTACTACGGTAACGCCTGGTTCTTGAACTACAATATTAGTACATTTTTGAGCAAATTTAATTGCACTTTCTATATCGAGTGTATCTAAATAACCATGAACTAATCCTGCAATAAATGTATCTCCTGCACCACTAACATCACCAATTTTCACTTCATCCACTGGAAATTCCTTTCCATTCCATTTACATCCCCTATTACCCATTGTAATAATAAGTTTTTTTTCAAATCCTATATCTGATAGTAATTCGTGATTCCTATTATATTCGAACTCATTTAATTTAATATAATCTGCATCCTTAATCCATTCACCAAGTTTCTTTTTGGTATCTACAAATACATTACTGTTATTCTTACAAATATGTTGAATATCTTCTTCTTCTAAAAATCCTTTACAGTAATCTGAAATAATAATAGCGTCATAACGGTTACCGATGATTTCACCATTTTCATTGTGATATTCGAATCCAACTGGTGGTTGTTCAAATTTATTATGAATAAGACCACTTAACAAACTCGTATCAATTCTATCACAATAATCATTCTCGTCAACTCTCAGTACCATTTGTCCACTACGACTTTCTACAAATCGTCTTTTTACTATACTATTTCTATTCGTAACCGTATGAATAACATTTGAAGTAGGATTCAAGAGGAAGTGGGAATGAGAGGAGTCTCCCAAAACTAATGACTCAACATTATTTACAACATTTTTTGCCATACCATCATTTGATTCTGTATGAGTTGGAACAAAGACTGGTACGGGTGCTTCGGGGCTAATTCTTTCTATATCACCATAGACAAATACATCGTTACAACTTTCTCCGATTACTAATATATTCATTTTATAGCTCCAAGTAACTCTATTAACATAGCCATAGCGTTAATTTCTTTATCAACAACTTGGCCATCATACATCTGAAATTTAGCTATGATTAATATACAACCGGCTACATGACCCCTTCCATAATCATCAACTTCATCATATAATAACCTAAATAATTCCGCATAATCTTTTACTTGACTATCTAAAAGTAATTGTCTGATATTTTTAAAAGCATTTCGTTTATCTTGTTCTTTTAATATTTCCAAAACCTTCATTTTATAATCACTTCGTAAAATATCTTGTTTATCTAATTTTAATTCATTATCCAATGATTGTTTTTGTGCAGAATTAATAACTCTACGAATATCTGGGTAACAACTATTAACAATAAACGCTACATCACTAATATCATACTCTACATTTTCAGTTGAAAGTATTTCACCTAAATGTAAAGCTACTTCTTTTTTAGATGGTGGCATTAAATTATAACTTTGACATCTACTTTGTATCGGGTCAATTATTCTCTCTACGAAATTACAAGTTAGAATGAACCTACAATGATTAGAATATGTCTCCATCAGATTACGAAGCGCCGCTTGTGCTAGCGGTGTTATATAATCACACTCATCTAATATAATAACTTTTAAATCTGTAAACCCAAGTGTTCCGGCAAAAGTTTTTACTTTATCTCGAACCATATCAATACTTCGCTCATCAGACGCATTAATATATAGACAATCACAATCTATATTCTTAACAAGTAATTTGGCGAGAGTGGTTTTACCTGTACCAGCCCTTCCATAAAATAAAAGGTGTGGTAAATCTCCACTCTCTATAAACATCTTGGCTTTACTTTTTAATTGGTCATTACCAATATAAGTGTCAAGATTAGAAGGCCGGTACTTTTCTACCCATAGGGTATTTTTATCATTAGTAATTATCATTTACAATACTAAAAACTATTGACTAACTCGTGGTTGTAAAAAATAAATAGCATTATAATCATCAACATTAAAAGTTAACTTAATCAATGGTCTATCACCACCCTTCATCTCTAAAGTTCCCGTTTCACATTCTTTATTTGCAGATAATATATCCGCCATAATTTGTGAACTAAAAAAAACTTTATCAACATCATCATAAACTTGTGGTTTCACAGGAATAGATAAACTATTAGAATGTTCAATTCTCCAACCAATAACAACTGAAACTTTATTATCTTTTGTTACTATAGTAAAAGTTTCTACTTCATCACCTAACGCTCCTTTACCTTGAATAAATTTAGAAATAAAATTTGAATCCATTGTAAATTTAACATTAAATTCTTGTTCAAATAAATGTTTCACTTGCTTACCATCTGAACTTGGAACTACACTTGTATCATGTAACATATACTTCATTGTATTACCATAGTCATCTGATGAATTAACTTCAACGGCTTTTTGTATACCATCCCTTTCAATACTGGAAACATCAAATGAAATATCAGTACCAAGTGCACTCAATAAACCACTAAATTTCGATAAATCACCAATACCTAAAGTAGAATTACCTATAGTTGACTTGGACATTTTTAAAACAACTAACGCGTCTCTACTATCCGCCGCTACCCAAGTATGTGATACATCATCTTTTGTTACAATTTGAGCTTGTCCTACCGCACCACCTATGCGAACTTTGTCAATGTAACGAGTTAATTTGGATTTCTCCATAACCTATTTTCTCCTTATTATGTGAGTCATATATATATATATATGACCAGTTCAAAACCATTAATCTTTTTTCAGAATTTCCTTTATTTCTTTTAATTCTGACTTCTTAAACCAGCCTCTAAAATACGAACCATCAATATTAACAACTGGTACATTTTTAGATTCAGTTTTTTGATAAATTTTCTTTTGTAATTTTTTATTATTAGCTATATCTATCTCTATATAATTAATTTTATTTTCTACCAACCATTTGCGAGCCTCATCACAATATGGACAATTAGGAATATTAGAAGATGTATATAATATCAAAACCATTTTATTTTTACATATTCCAATTAAAACCCTTTGATGTAGGCCCACTCTTTTCGACTGGTACTGGGTCTTTAAATTCTATACTATTCATCCAATTAGCTTGCATCCAAGTTGTGACCATATATTTATCAGTAGATATTGGTGTGTTTGCATAATGAACCCACGGCCATCCACATGGAAAACAAACAAACGTTCCAGCTTTAGGTTTAAATTCAATATCACTTAATGGAAAAACTATTTCTCCACCTTCTTCTACATCATTTAAATAATAACTTGAAACCATAAGTCTATGACAAGTTTGTCTTGCATAATTTTCTTCTGTGTGCCATCCATTGTAATGACCAACACCCTTTTCATATTTTTGAACATTCCAAAGTGGATAATGTGTTCCTTCCGAACCCCATATTTGTAAATGACTCCAGCCTCCACTTGAGTCTTGTGGAAATTTTAACATATGTTCATTCTGCATATCATTAGACCGCCACGCGAGTTCCCCAGATAAATCATGTAAATGTTGGTCATCATGCCCCATCAAATCCAAATCCATTGTATTTTTCACATCAGTATTTTTACCACCAAGAGTATTACCAGTCTCAGTAATACCTTTTTTATTATATTCTTCAAAAGAATTTATAATATCATCACATATATCTAATGGTAATGCGTTTGGAAATATTCCAATTGTATCTTTAAAATCTTTTAATATCATTTAATTTCTCCTATTATTTTAAAACCACGAGTTTTCCATTCGCATTTGTGGTTTCTTCCACTCTAATGCTCCGTAAAACATATTCAATTTTTTAGTTAAAGCTTGTTCATACATTTTATCATAGTTAATATACTCTTTTATAAAATCCATAATCTCTTTTGGGTCTTCATGTCCTTTATAACCAACTACATCTAATTTAAATGGATTATCTTTTAAATACACCCACCTCATTTTTGAATCACTTACTATTGGTTCATATTGATTTTTTTTAAAATACTTTAATAAATCATTATAATAAATAGAAGCTTTTACATGAACAGGTGTTCCTGTCATTATAGATGTTGTAGCACCAATATTTTCAAATTTATCTGTCTTTTTTGGTGTATATTTTTCTATATTTTTAACACCAACTGGATTAGCTACATCATCAATACTTAATTTTGAAATACTATTCTTGAAATTCAATATTCTTGTATCAATTTTATCTTTAGGTACATAATTCAAAATATCTTCTAAAACTCTTGATAATAAAGTTTTCATTGCTGGTGCAAATGTACTTCTAACTGTATCCAATCCCTTAACATGAACTTTATTTACTTTTACTCCATTATCATTAATAATTCTCATACCATATCTTTTCTTGACAACAAAAAATCCAGTTCTTGCAATAATCTCTTGTTTTATTTCGAATCTATGTTTATCTAAATTACAAAACTTCTTAGCAAAATAATCATAAGAACCATTCATATAACCTTGTACTTCAGTAGCTATTTCTGAAATTCTTTGTGTCTTTATTATATCAGAAAGTTCTTCATTTGGAAATCTACTATCAAGTAATGGTACGGCACTAAAGAAAACGGAATCCGTATCTATATAAATACAATAATCTTTATCATCATTAAGTTCTTTATTATAAAAATTATTACCTATTTTTTTCGTAAACTTAATTAAAGATTGTCCAGTCAATGTTGTTGCTTCCGCGTTATCTAAATCATAAAATCTAAAAACTGATAATCCCAAGACACCATATAATGAATTTAAAATAACCTTTTGAATATATTGTCTTCTATTAAAATATTGATATTTTTCCTCATCACCCTCGTCTGAAAATTTCTTAGCTAATTTTCTATATTCAACTCTTGTATCAAACCATTGTTCTAATAACGCAGGTATTAATCCTTTTTTGTCGGTTTTATAAATTATACCATTAGATGATATTGAAACTTGATTATCATTGAAATACATTTTCAATTCATCGTTAGTTAAATTACCCTGTTTTTTTCCATGCATTATTACAGAATATGTCTTGGGCGTATTAGATACAAACTCTTCTGAATTCCAACCTTCAATCTTTCCTATTTTTGTTTCTGGTGAAATATTAAGAGACATAATAATTGATGGATACATAGCAGTAATATCTAAATCATAAATCCATTCGTGTCTACCTTTTTGCGGGTCTTGTACATACGCACCAGAAAACTTATTTTTATCCATTGCATTCTTTCTTCCACCTTTACTTCTATTTGGTGCAACAATACCAAGTTTTTTAAGATAAACAAGGACGGCTCCTTCAAGATATCTTGAAGACCATTCAACTTCTTCATATGGGCAATGACCAACATGAGCAATACCTCTGGCTACATCAATAAAATCCAGTTTCTCATTTAACATCTTAACAAGTCTAACATCATGAATATTGTATTCTATAAACTTATTTATATCATTCTCATATAAATCATTAAGTGTTCCATCATATTCAACTTTCTTTTCACCAAGTTCATCTTGTGCTATAACATCCAATCTATAAGAAGTCTTTTGTGTGAATGTAAATTTTTTATATAAAGATAAATAATCCAATTGCGATAAACCAGCTATTTTATATCGGTTTTGATATTCACTCCAATGAATCCTTCTAATTGGTGATAAACAATCGGCTATTTCAGAACCAAGAACTTGAGTAGCTCTATTATACAAATATGGTATATCAAATTTTAAACTATTCCATCCAGTTAATATAGTTGGTCTATGTTCAAGAAATAATGCATAAAAACGATGAAGTAAATAACTTTCAGTTTCAAATTTTTCTATTACGATATTATCTTTATTTTCAAGAGTAGCTTTATTTTGTGGGTCTAATACAAGACAAAAATATTTATCAGTTATACTATCGTAATAACCTATAGCTGTTATTTTATTTTCAGCTTTATGTATATTTGGAAATCCTTGTGTAACTTCTACTTCAATATCTATAATACCAAGTCTGTGATTTATTGATAAATCATCTGAATTTGTATACGTGTCTACAAGAACCCTTGTTTCTGGATTTACATCAGATTCCCAAAGATTTTTGGTATTTTTATCAAACTTATATATTTTTTTAAGTTTATCTCCATAAAGAGATACAAAAGTTCCATAATTGTCTTTCGTATACGCATACTTTTTGTATGGGATAGTTATATGACCTTTTTCATCATCCCAAATATGTACTTTATTTTTAAAATTATCATAATATATATCTTGATACATTAAAACCAACTATCTTCTTCATCAATAATTTTGAAATTCGGGTCAACTTTAGATTCAGTAAATGTTTCATCAGAATCATCTACGAATTTTTGTATATCTTCTCTCTTATCATCTGGAACAAACAATCTTGTAAATTGATAATTTGGATTATCTTTAATTCCCTTTGATAAACACCAAAGTCTAATCTTCTCCCAAACATTACTCAAATATAAATTTGGGTGACTATTGAAAAGTAAATTCTTTTTAAAACCATTATCCTTCAATATATGATACAACCACTCAATACCAGCAGATGGTGTTCTTACAGTCCGTTTCTTTTTACTTTCACAACCTTCAATTAAATCATTAATTAAATTCTCTTTAAAAATTTTATCATGTTCTGGTAATTCCCACACAAGTTCAGTTGGCGTATTATTTAACAAGTCAAGAAATGATTTCTTATCAGTAAAATATAATGGATAATCTTTACCCAAAACGTGTTCTTGTGTTGAATGTTTAAATGTTAAACTTGGTTTATTAACTTTAATAGCATCTTGTACTGAAAGATTCCAAGTCATATAATCATTTACAAAACAAATAGTAGCATAACAATTATCTATAAGATATCTGTATTGACCACCACTTGGTAAATTTTGTACTTTAATCCAATCTGGTGCAGGTTTACCAGCTTTTGGATGTTTAGCATCATCATCGGTAATCCAAACCAACCATTCATCTCTATCAAGATGTTCTGTAAATTGTATTAATTTCTTTATCCCCGTAGATTGATTCCATCTATGATTGAAAACTAATATCTTTTTATCTGGTAATGGGAATGGTTCGGGGTCTGGTAAATCACCAACACCAAGTGGAAAGTAATTAATTTTTTCTTTCATTACATTTTCATCAACACCTTGTGAAGTATGTGGTAATTTATCCCAATTAGATTTCATATAATCTAAACTAACTGGACAATGAAAATAAGATTTAGTTGATAAATCAATAGCTTCCATTTGTCTAAAGAACCCAACAGGATAACCACCAGTTGGTCTACTCTTTTCACAATCAATCCAATGGAAAAAGTTATAACTATCTACAGACATACCATATCTATCTGTCAATATAGCATTATAAACATTATATAACAACTCTGGTTGATGATTAAAAATAAAGTCAATATCAATTTTTTGAAAATCTATTGATTTCAATAAAGCTTTACTATCGAAATATCCACGATTAAACAACACACTACCAGCATATGGAAATGGTATTTTAGTAACATTTTTTCCAAGATATGGTATAGTATTATTTCGCGGAACTAAAACATAATGATGACACATTGGTAACCATTTAATAGTTTTCATCATAACTTTGTAATTTGAATCGGCATGATGCATATATTTGGTGGAACGCCACCTGACGGGCGACATCACGTGTAAAATTCGCCTACCATATAATTTATGATTTATCATATTATAACCTTAATTGTTAATTATAAATATAAGGGTATTCCCTTAAAAAAGAAATTAATTTGGAATAATCTCACAAACATCATTATTACAAAATTTATCTATATCGGCTTCTTCACCCTCGACACCAACAAAACTCAAATATTTAAGTTTCTTAACTTGTTTATTATATTCTTTCTCATCAATAGCCTCATAAGGCATTTGTTTGTATGCTCCCAGTGGATGTCTTGGTAATAATGATATACCTTTTAATCTATACTGAAAATAATTTAAAACGTGTGGTAGTTCTGTTGCTTCTGTTTCAGGGTCGAATGTTGCTGTACAACTAACTTGGTTATCTGCCCAATGTCTTTGTAAGAACGCGGCTAAACTGAATTGTTCCCATATAGATAACTCACTAGCAGTTCTAATACCCTCACCCACATCTACTGGTACTTCTACCACCATTGTAGAATCTTCCGAACCGAATGCAGGTTCTAATTTGTAACCTGCCTTCTTTAGTGGTTCTATTAACTCTGAATGTTTTGATAGTCTCATTCTTCTTATATAAAATCTTGATTCTGGATAGTGCATCCCAGGAGTCGCCCCTACTAATAAGGAAACTGTTCCACTTGGTTTAACACTTGTGGTCTTGATTGACTTTGGAACTGCGAACCAATCACTATATTGTTTATCCCACTCTTGTATTGTATCATATCCCCTCTCCAACCAAGTTCTTAATTCTTCCATTCCATGTTTCGTTATAAATTGAGCAACCCCACTTACACTACAACCAATCCGCCTGTTTCTTAACATCACACGATTTGTCTCTGGCCAATGTGTTTTACCTAATGTTACGGTTTTGGCATACAGATAAGCATATTTAAGTGTCCTCTTATAGTCCTCTAAATCTTCATGATTAGATGGAAATGTTTCCACTAAACAACATAACTCATAACTTTCTAATGATTGTTCTAAACAAGGATTTCCACCTGCAACTCTATGGTCTTTATTATCTCCACCATTTTGCATACGAGAAAATTTCCTCATATTTTCTAACCAAGCTAAACCAGGTTCTCCATTATCTGTAATTCTTTTACATACATCAGTATAATCCATACCGAGTTCTGCAAATATACTATTGTTTGAAGTCCACCCATATTGTTCTCTGTCTGGATTAACTTTATAATTTTTTAAATCTAAATATTCATCATCATGGGGATCACCGAACACAATCTCCGCTGTTCGTCTTACATTCCCTGCTACGACACATTTACCAATTAGGTTCATTATATCCACAATTGTAGTTACGGTAATTAGTTCTCCACTATTCTTTTCTAATACTTTTCTTATATCTTCGTGAACTTCTTCTAATGGGTCTGGACCACTTGAAACACCGCCAAATCCTTTGATTGGTTCTCCTAATGCTCTAATCTTTGTATAATCAAACTCTACTGGGTGTGAACCATGAAAATAACTTTCTAATAATAACCTTAACGAATCTACCCAACCTTCTCTTGTGTCTGGAATCTGAAATATTGTTATATCCCTATCTTTATCTATACCTTTAACAAGTATTTCACCAGCACCCTTACAATCGAATCCTACACCAACACCTAACATACTTGCATCCATTAGAAAACAGAATGGTTTTGCATAATCTTCTTTAAGTGTTTTAGTAGATACGAATGCACAATTATTTAGAGCTGCATATAATTTCTTTTCTTCTGTGATTGCTGTTCCCATTGCCCATAAACCACGACCAGGTGGTAAGAACTTCATACTGAAAATTCTATCATACATATCTTGTGCAGATTTCTGTGCTTGCCACGGATTCCAACCTAATTGATGAGAATTAATCCAATTCCATTGCATTGAATATGTTCCCTCTACAACTCTTTGGACGGTTTCCCACCATCTTTCGTTTTTTCCATCTTCTTTGATTGTTTTTGTTGATACAAATGCACAATTGTTTAGGGCTGCATATAATCCCTTTTCTTCTGTGATTGCTGTTCCCATTGCCCATAAACCACGACCTGGTGGTAGAAATTTCATTGTAAATATTC